GCTGGTTGAAGGTACGCACTATGCAACTGGCAATCCAACAGGTGTAGTCACAACTTATTATTTCCACGCTGGCACCAATCAGATCCTTGGTTCTTTGACCTGGGGCGGCCAAGCGTATGCGGCCTATCCCGTCCAGATGGAAGGATTTGAATATACAGGTAGCGGCCAACTGCCCAAGCCAAAACTTACCATTGCCAACCTCGACAGTTTGCTGACCCTGGCATTGCTTGAGGTCAATGCCATCACGCCTGGCAATGACTTGATCAATGCCCGTGTCACTCGAATCAGGACGCTTAAAAAATACATTGATGCTGTCAACTTTACTGGGGGCACCAACCCCGATGCAGATCCCCAAGCTGAGTTTCCACGTGAAATTTATTTCATCTCCCGCAAAGAAACTGAAAACAGAAACGTTATTACCTGGGAACTATCCAGTGCCTTTGACATGCAAGGCATTCGAGCGCCTAAGCGGCAAGCAATTACGCTGTGCCAATGGGTCTACAAGTCAGCGGAATGCACCTATGCTGGCGGCCTCCCAACCTGTAGCAAAACGCTACAAGACTGCGAAGCACATTTTGGCACTCAGGCTATCCTGCCATTTGGCGGCTTCCCCGGTGTGGGGCAATTCCAATGATTAAAGCAGCTGCAAAACAGGCGGCGCTTGAGCACGCTCAAGTCTGTTTCCCGAACGAATCCTGCGGCTTGCTGCTTGTCATCAAAGGCAAGCAACGATACTGGCCATGTAAAAACGTGGCCACCGTGGCGGGTGATTTCTTTCAGATGGATCCAGAGGATTATGCAGCGGCTGAGGATAAAGGCGAGATCGTGGCCGTTATTCACAGCCACCCATACACCAGTCCAGAGCCAAGCATGGCTGATCAGGTTGCCTGCAACCGCAGCAAGTTGCCATGGCTGATCGTCAATCCAAATCTGGAAACATGGTCTCAGACAGAACCCAATGACTACCAGCCGCCCTTGGTTGGGCGTGAGTATTGCTGGGGCAGCCTGGACTGCTGGAGCTGCGTCCGTGATTGGTACAAAACCGAATGGGATCTAGACCTGCCAGATTGGGATCGTCCAGCCCGCAGCACCTGGGATGAAGAACCCCGATTCCAGGAATTGTACGAACAGGCTGGATTTGAACAGGTAAGCCTCAAGGATTTACAGGTGGGTGATGCCCTGCTGATGTCGATCAGTTCCAAAGGGTTAAACCATGTGGCGGTCTACATTGGTGACCAATACATCTTGCATCACATGGCTGGTCGGTTGTCAAGCCGTGACTTATTAGGCGACTGGCTCCTAAAATGTACTGGTAAGGTGTTGCGCCATGCGAGCCGTTAAGGTCTACGGGCAATTGGCAAAACGCTTAGGCCAGCGGGTGTTTCGTGCGGATGTCGCCAGCCCCGCTGAAGCTGTACGGTTTCTGTGCGCCAACTTCCCAGGCTTGGATCAATGGTTGATTGATAGCGAGCAGGATGGGATCGGCTACCGCGTCACGGCAGGCAAAACAAAAGTAGACGAGCAAGATTTTTCAATGGCTTGCAGTGATGATCGGGTGATCTCGATCACGCCAGTGCTTGCTGGTGCAGGCGCAGCAGGCAAAATCTTGCTAGGAATTGCGTTGATTGGCCTTTCATTTGTCAGTTTTGGTGTTGGCGCATGGGCAGGTGTTGGCGGATATGGAGCAACGGCTGCAGGTACAGCAGTGGGCAGTATGACTGCACTTAAGCTGGGCGCAGGTTTATTGATAATGGGTGTCGCAGAACTGATTTCCCCGTCCCCCAAGATGGCAATGAAAGCCGACGACCCCCGCAAACTTCAATCCTATAGTTTCAGCGGAATTCAAAATACGAGCGTTCAAGGCACACCGATACCTTGTGTCTACGGGAAAATGTTTGTAGGAAGTATTTTACTTAGCGCCAGCATTGCCACCACGGATGCCTCATGACTGATTCTCCTGTTGAAATCTACGGTGCAGCTGGTGGTGGCTTTGGCAAAGCTGGTGGTGGCGCCCTTCGCAGTGCGACAGAAGCAAGGGACAACCTGCAATCACGAGCTGTTGCACGAGTTCTAGATCTGCTCAGTGAAGGCGAGATCGAAGGCTTGGCGGATGGGTATAAATCAATTTATTTTGACGACACCCCACTTCAAAATTCAAAAGGCGAAAATAACTTTACTGGCTATACCGTTCAAACTCGCAATGGAACTAATGCTCAAACATACATTGCAGGTTTCTCATCAGTCGAGCGCGTTACTGCTGTAGGCGTTGAGATCCAGGCGGACAACAATATCAGCGGCACATGGTCGCGGGATTGGAATAACTCCAATTTTACGCGATCAGCCGCAACCATCACCATTGGCTGGACTGGCCATGGGATGTCCACGTCTAACAGTGTGTTTCTAAATTTTGAAATATACAACGGCGTTCACGATGCTTTATATACGGTAACGGTTGTTGACGCAAATACATTCACTGTTCAACGCAAAAATGCAAATTTCAAAAGTGCATCTGGCGTTGTTTACGCAATCAAGCCATACTTAAAGATTACCGCTACTGGTTCGTGGACTGCTGGCAATCTTGCCTACATTAAATTTCTAGAAGGCAGTCTTGATCCAGCTTTGAAGCAAAGCAGCCTTTACACTAGAAATGGCAAAAATAATAATGCCTACACAATTCTTGCAACGCCTGCACCAACTGGCAGCATATTTTATGTTAACTGGGCCGACCAGTCTGGCGGCTTAAAAGCTGCTGATATTGATGGCGGCGATATTACGGTTAGCACCAGCACCTACACCAAGTCTGGCTCAACCATTACGATCAATAAAGCGGCGCACGGTTACAGCGTTGGCATGAGCGTGCAGCTTAATTTTCTTTCAGGCTCTTTGCAAAAAGTAATAGAAGTTTTTACAATTATTACAAAAGCAACTAATAGTTTTACCGTTACGCGAACTGCGGGAGCCAACACCGGGACTGGCACTTATTACGTTGATGTGCCCATCCCTGGTGGAGCTATTATTCGCAGCATCTCAGACTCAGAAGTCGACAGAGTTCGCGTCACCATTTCAGTGCCTAACCTTCAAACGTTAGACAAAAAAGGCAACCTAGTCGGCGGTGAGTTTAATTTTGCAATAGATGTGCAACTGAATGGTGGCGCCTATGTCCAGTACACACCAGCAAATCAATCACTAATCAAGGGCAAGAGTTCTGGCGGTTATCAATTTGACCGTGAGATTGCACTGGCTGGTGTTTCTGGTTGGAACAGTGGCTCTATCGCCAGTAATTTTCCGCTCAATATCAGGCTGCGTCGAGTCAGCGAAGACTCCGATAGCGCCAAGGTATCCTCAGCATTTAGCTGGCAGAGTTACACAGAAATTATTGACGCAAAGTTGCGTTATCCCAACTCTGCATTGGTTGGTGTTGAGGTTGATTCAAAGCAATTCAGCAACATTCCCAAGCGCACTTACTTGATCAAGGGAATCAAAATACGCATCCCTTCCAACGCCACGGTTGACAGTACAACGGGTCGCCTGATCTACAGCGGCACATGGGATGGAACTTACTCTGCGGCTACTTGGTGCTCATGCCCTGCATGGATCTTGTGGGATATTTTGACCAGCACCCGCTATGGCTTTGGCGAACAAATCCTTACGACAAGTGAAAGAGCAAGTTTTGATGGCAATGCAAGCCGCTTGGATAAGTGGAGTTTTTACGCTGCCTCCCAATACGCCAACCAGCTTGTCTCGACTGGACTAGCGTCACCGGCACAGGAACCTCGGTTCTCCTGCAACGTCAACATTCAAAACAGCGAAGAGGCATTCACACTTGTCAACAACCTGCTAAGCGTTTTCCGCTCACAGGGTTACTGGTCTGGCGGTAGCGTTACCATTGCGCAGGATCGCCCAAAAGACTCAAGCTACATTTTTGGCCCTGCCAACGTAATTGACGGGTTCTTCAACTACCAAGGCAGCGACATCCGCACCAGGCCAACAGTTGTTTTGGTTCGATACAACGATCTTGACACCCGCGACACTGCCGTAGAAGTTGTTGAAGATTCAACACTGCTGGCCAAATATGGTGTAGTCAAGGAAGAGATCGAAGCATTTGCCTGCACCAGCCAAAGTCAGGCTGCTCGCGTTGGACGCTGGTTGCTGTACAGCAACGCTTACGAAGCAGAAACTTGCACCTTTACCTGCGCCGTGGATTCCGGCGTGGTGCTCCGGCCTGGGATGATCATCTCGATTGCAGATCCAACCCGATCTGGCACACGGATGAATGGGCGCGTTGCCTCTGCCACCACCACCACGGTTGTGATCGATGCAGACCGCACGATCAGCGCAGGAAATACCTTGTCAGTGGTGCTGCCAAATGGGTTGCTCGAAACCAGAACGGTCAGCGCCTACAACAGCGGCACGTTGACGGTCACCGTATCTAGTGCTTTCAGTGTTGCCCCGCAGAACAACGCACCCTGGCTGCTGACTTCTTCAGTGGTCAACCCAACGACTTGGCGCGTCATTGGCGTTTCTGAAAACAGTGAGGAAGGAACATTTGGCGTAACAGCACTTTCTTACAACTCAAGCAAATACGCATACGTTGAAAGTGGTGCAGCATTGACACGGAAAAATGTTTCACTGCTAAATGCTGTTCCAGATGCGCCAACAAACATTACAGTTAGAGAGGCAATGTATGCCGACAACAACAAAGCGTTTGTTCAGGTAAACATTTCGTGGAG